CATCTGGACGTCGGCGGCGCCGATGAGCATGAGGCCGCGCGGCGGGACATGGCCGCGCTTGTGGCCCTCCTCGCGGCGCTCGAGCAGCCGGACGTGATCCGGTGCGTCGCCCTTAATTTCGTAAGGCAAGCCGAGCCAGAGGTTCCAGAACGTCTTCAGCTTCGACGGATCGTCGCCGGCCGAGACATGCGCCTTGGCGACCTCGTCCCAAGGCACGAAAGGGCTCGATAGCGTGTCGAAATGATAAGAGGGGAACGCGCCCCGCCGCGTCGCCGTCGGGACCCATCGGCCCTTGCGCATGAGCGCGTTTTTCTCATGCGGCTCGATGATGACGCCGCAGCATGGCGCCACATAATGCGCCTTGTGCGGGTAGGTTCGCTCGAACCGGAAGTTCGGCCCGAACTCAAAGACGAATTCCGAGGCCGAGCCGTCCGCGTTGCGGCAATGCGGGCAGGGCACATGCCAGCGCCGTTGATCGCCGGCGGCGTGCCGCGCCTCGATTTTCGAGCCGCCCTTGATCGTTGGCGTCGAGATGTCGGCCTTTTTCCAGTCGCCTTGCGCCAGAAAGGACATGAGGCGGCCGTCGGAGATCTCGAGCGGATCGCCCTGGCCGTCGAGATCGTCCGGATATTGGTCGATTTCGTCGCGGAGCAGCTTTTTGATCGTTTTCGAGCGCAGGTCGGCCGCCGAGGTCGCGATGGCGAGGGTGAGCGCCCCGCCTGGGTATTTCTTCGAGTAGGTCGTCGAGCCTTCGGCCGAGCGGGACGTCTGCGGCGCTACCTTTTTGCGGAGCGTCTTGGTTGATTCGATCGCCGGCTGCAGCTTGTCGCGGTTAAAATCGGACAGGGCGGCGTCGGTCGGCTGAACGACCATCATGCGGCACGGATCGCGGTCGATTGAATGGCCGATCGCGGCGATGAGCAGGGTCGTGAAGCCGGTTTGCGCCGACTTCTGCGCGGCGATTTCGTTGACGCCCGAGTCGGGCCCGAGCATGTCGAGCGGCTCCTTGATGTAGGGCGTCAGCTCGAGGTCCCAGGGCTCGCCGGCGCGCGGGCCGTCGGGCACGACGAGGTTCTCGGACGCCCAGCGCGACGGCGGGATCGGCTCCGGCGGCGCGAAGCCCTCGGCCAGGGCGGCCGCGACGATCGCGCGCGCCGAATGCTTGAACTGCAGCGTCACGCCGCGGCCTCTTTCTCTGCGCCGGCATGGGCCGCGCCGCTTTCCTCAAAGATCCTGCGCATCTCGCGCTCAAGGGCCTTGCGCACGTCGAGCACCATCGATTTCATCAAGGTTCGGGCGCCGTGCGGACCTTCCCGGCCGACGGCGGCGGCGATCTCATCGGCGCGGGATGGGAGCTGCTCAAGGCCCCGCACGATGGCCTCGGCGCATTCGCTCATGGCTGCGGAGACGTCCTCGACGGCGATGAGCTTGCCGAGCCTCTCCTCGAGGTCCAGGCGGGAGAGCTCCGCTTGGTAGGACATCCGGCGCGCCTGCTCGCGGGCGAGGCTCTTGTCGTTCGGATCCGAGCCGGCGGCGCTGGGGACTCTCTCGGGCGGCGCGACTAGGCTCTCGCGATCTTGGACGCTCTCGCGGATCGCGTCGCGCGTTTCGCTGCGGATGCGATCATAGGCGACGAGATTGACCAGCTTGCTATTGCGAGGGCCGAGGCGCGTCTCCAGGAGGCCTTGGGCCTCGAGCTTCGTGATCCGCCGCGACATGACGCTCGGGGCGATTCCCTTTTGTCGCGCGAGTTCGTTGATGCCGATCCAAAAATCGTCGAGTTCAGCCGTAGAGGTCATCCGATTTGTCCATGACCATTGCCTGCAACACTGCTATTATGCCACTATTACCTCAAAAAATTCAAGCACTTACTAGCAAAATCCCGGACTGCGGCGGCATCGCAGGTCAGAAAGGGAGGGGGAAGGACCCGCGAAGGCATTTATCGTACCACTGACGGTCCTGTCTGATGGATTTGAGGCGATCTTGCCAGGCGCACTGCTCTCGCAAAGCCGGTCGCCGAGCCATCGCCGATCGCCGCTATCGCTTGCATGAATAGCTGCAGGCCCGCGCGGAGCGCAGATCGGATGTCGCGCAGAACACCGTCGCGCCTTCGATTGCAGGGTGCGTTGTGGCGCCAGCCGCCGACCGCCAGAGCCATCACTCGCAAAGACGGTCTTCTATGAGGGACCTTATAGATTTCTCCCAGCGCCGCTGCGGCCCGCTGCCCCTCGACAGAGAGATTCGGGGTCCTCTTCTTATTGCTCCATGCGCGCGAGGTTCGCTCTTGCGAGCAGGCCGGCAATCCGCCCAAACTCACCCTAAAGATATGACCATCACGCCGGACAACGGCAAACCGCCGAAGAGAGCCCGCCACTCCAGCGCCGCGCCGCGTCCGATCGCCGTGAAGATATAGAAACCGGTTCGGGATGACACCCCGCCGAACGATCGGAAACCGGGTCGATCCGGCCGTTGCATGCCAAGAAAACCGCCCCGCGTCATCTCGACATAGAGATCTTGGTCGCACCGGTGCTATGTCTTTGACTTTCCTCACAGAACGCAAAATTGCGTAGTGTGGGTTCGCGGAGATCACCGCCTCTCATCAACGTGGCGTATGTCGAGACAGCCTTGAAACCGGTTCGGAAGACGCTCAGCCGAACGATCGGAAACCCGATCGGCGCTGGACGGAACTCACCGAAGATCCCCGCGCCACGCCAGCGATCCCCCAAGCGTCTGCAATCATGGAAGGGTAGTGGGTCAGTTTGAAATCTGGCCATCTTGACGAGAGCTGGCGTCTTTGGCGTGCGCATGCCATATTTCGTAAATGAGCACTTGGGATGATTTTGATGCAAAGCTTGAGTGCCCGAAATGCGGGCGCAAGGGTGTCGTTCGTTTACGGCAGGCCGATGGACATGCCTATGCCAGGGATAAGAGCACCCGCGTTATTGGCGTACCGGACGGATTTAGCGTGATCGACAAAATGGCCGATGACCCTAAGTTTTCGTGCATGCAATGCGGCGGCGAGATTGAATCCAAATGACTAAGACGCCGAAGCGCCATGAGCAAAAAGGCATTCGATAAAATCGCCAGCGGGCTTTCCGAGGCCATCGCCTTCGCCGAGGGCCGTGCCGATTTGGCCGAATATCGCGTCTATGTCCCGTCGCAGATCGACGTGAAGGCTTTGCGCAAGCGGCTCGGCTTGACGCAGCCGGAATTCGCCGCGCGCTTCGGCTTCAATGTCGGCCGGCTGCGGGATTGGGAGCAGGGCCGCTCCAATCCCGACAGCGCCGCTCGGGCTTATCTTGTCGTGATCGAACGCGAGCCCGACGCCGTGCGCCGCGCGCTCGAGGCCGCCTAGACTCGCCGCCGCCAAAATCCTCAGCGCCAGCCCTCGCGTAAGAGAAAACACCGCGCCCAACGCAATCTTCAGCTCATCGCCTTAAGCAGGTGCTTCAGCACCGCCGGCGGCACAGCGGTCTGTGCCGAGGCGTAGAAGACCTTCACGACTTCGCCTTGCGTCAACTCTTTCGGCAAAGACGGCCCATAGAGCTTGCGCATTGGAAATCGCTTGCTTGTGGTGCGCGCTCTAAACCCCTCGACCCCGCGCCCAACGATCCCGAAAGACCGCTTGAACACATGATCGACGCCCCACGTCTTGGCGTCGATCGCCTTTCCTGTATTTTTTACGGGAAAATCCTTGATCGGAAGACCCTTGCCGGTCGCGACGATCTGATAAGTCAGCCGATCCGGCGCGGCCCGCGCCCAGCCCCGGCCAGAATCCTTCATATGCGATGTGATCGAGGCGTATTTAATCACGCCAGTGTCCGTCTTGAGCGCCCGCTGAACTTGCGTGCGCACTTTGTCGCCGCCTTCGTTCAGCCCGCGCGCGATGGCCTTCGAAATCACCTTCTCTAAACCAGAGCTTTTGAACCCCTCGGCTTTGACGCGAAAAACCAACATAGACAGCCCCCATAAGACGAAAATAATAAAAGAACCAACGCCATTCTGCGATCAAGCCGCCCGTATCCTCTGAAAACGAACTGAGAACATGTCCTTTCGTATAGTGGGTTTACGGTGGTAGCGGACCTCCGCTACCATCTAACATGTTGATGTTACTCCATAAATTTTAAAGTTTTGATTTGGGCGAGTTGAGGTTTGACACTTTTTGCCTCAGGGTTTGACAAATTTGGTTCTGCGTTTGTGCAGCT